CTTAGGCTTCTACAACAGCCAAGGTCAGTGGTTCCAAACTCTTGGAACTAAAATCCAGAAGTTAAGCAACATTATTCACCAGAAAACTCTTCGTGGTGGTGCAAACTTCATGGTATTGTCTCCAGCAGTTTCTACAATCATCGAATCTATCCCTGGATTTGCTGGTGATGTTGATGGTGATGTTGAAAAGTCAACTTACGCGTTCGGAGTACAGAAAGTTGGTGCTTTAGGCGGTGGTAAGATTAAGGTTTACAAAAACCCTTACATGCTTGAAAACCAAATCTTGTTAGGATTTAGAGGAACTCAATTCCTTGAGTCTGGTGCTGTATTTGCTCCTTACATTCCATTAATCATGACTCCACTTGTATACGATCCAGATACCTTCACTCCACGTAAAGGTTTGTTAACTCGTTACGCTAAGAAGATGGTACGTCCTGAATTCTATGGCTTGATCAAGATCAGCGGATTAAACACTCTTTAATCTTAATTTAAAGTAAATTAAGCCCAATCCTTTGGATTGGGCTTTTTTATTGTTATATTTATAACAGAATTTTAAAGTTATCTATATGACATCAAATCATCATTCGGACGACGTGTTCGTCCAAAAGCGTAAACCAAAGAATCCAATTAAGTTTAATGTAGTTCTAAACAACGAACAAAAACAAGCCAAATCACTCATATTAGATAATCCCATTACCGTAATAAAAGGTATGGCAGGCTCTGGTAAAACACTAGTAGCGGTCCAATGTGCTCTTGACATGTTTTTCAATAAGCAAATCGAAAAAATTATTATATCACGGCCCACTGTATCCAAGGAAGATATCGGGTTTTTACCGGGTGATATACGTGAAAAAATGGATCCTTGGTTGGCCCCAATATACCATAATCTTTATATGTTATATTCTAAAGAAAAAGTAGATAAACATTTAGAAAATGGCGATATTGAAATTGTACCATTTGCTTTTATGCGAGGTAGAACATTTGTAGATTCATTCGTAATTGTAGATGAGGCCCAAAACGTAACACATTCCCAAATGGAAACTGTTATTGGTCGTTTAGGAAAAAATTCTAAAATGGTAATATGTGGCGATATAGCCCAAATAGATTTAAAAAATAAAAAGGAATCTGGATTCACCTTCCTATACAGATTGGAAGAAAATGTTGAAGGATTTAAAACAATTTCTCTAGAAACAAACCACAGACACGAAATAGTTGCACCTATATTAGAGGTATACAAGCTTTTTAGGGACTAACATTTCTTCAATATTTATAATAAAAAGATGGCAACTTTAAAACTTTTTATAAACGAACAACTTAGCTTAGATGGGGATGATAGAAGCACCCTTCAATCTGTTGATATATCAGATATAAACTATCTAGATCATAGAACTATGCTTCTTCCTGCTAATACTAAAACTACTATATTTAATTTTGATACCGAAGTAACATCAGGTACTTTTAAAGAAGATAAGCTAAAATATGCTCGTGTAACAAACCATTCTACTAGCATTCCAGTTAACATAGAGGTATCTTCCTCTACACAAGCATTTAACTTTAGAATGGAACCACAACAATCTTTTTATCTTCCTAGCTCACAGGTAACAGGAAGTTTAGTAGGTTTTTCATACGATTATATTTCTTCTATAAACTTAAGGCCATCTGGAAGTAATAATACTGCTAAAGTAGAGTTCTATATAGCAACCTCTTAATTAAAATACTATGAATATTCCTATATGGTCAGGTACTAGTACTTTTTCCCCAGGTGAAACCCCATTTGGGTTTTATGATTATGATGCGGATTTTCAAAGAGATGCAGATAAAGTAGCAAATTTTTGTGCTAGACGATTAGGCTATCCTTTAGTAGATGTTGAATTACAGGATATTAGCTTTTATGCTGCATTCGAAGAAGCAATTACTACATACGGAAATGAATTATATGCTTATCAGATTAGAGATAACCAATTAGATCTAATTGGTATAAATACTGCTACACCATTAAACAATTCTATAGTTACCCCTAACTTTAGTTCCATAATTCGTTTATCACAACAATACGGATCTGAAGCAGGTACAGGTGGTAACATTACCTATTATAAAGGATCTATTCCTTTAACTGCTTCTATACAGGACTACGATTTAAAACAGTGGGCAGAAGACCAAGGTATAACTGGTGGTATTGAAATTAAACGAGTATTTTATGAGGCTCCACCTGCGGTAGTAAGATATTTTGACCCCTACGCTGGTACAGGATATGGATATCAAGCATTATTTGATAGCTTTGGATTTGGATCGTTTTCTCCTGCCATTAACTTTTTGATGATGCCCCTAAACTATGATCTACAAACATTACAAGCCATTGAATTAAACGATATGGTTCGTAGATCTAACTATAGTTTTGAAATGAAAAATAATGTGTTAAGAATATTCCCTATCCCCAATAACTCGGATGCTAAAATGTTCTTTGAATATATTAAAGACAGTGAGCGAATAGATAGTTCTGTTGCTGCTCCTAATACAGAAGCAGCTAATAACGTATCTAATATCCCATATACAAATCCATCATATGCCTTAATTAATAGTGTAGGTCGCCAGTGGATATTTGAGTATACTTTAGCTCTTGCTAAAGAGATATTAGGTTTGGTTAGAGGAAAATATACTAATATACCTATCCCCGGCTCTGAGGTAACATTAAATCAACAAGATTTATTAACACAAGCTGCAACTGATAAGCTAAGATTGATTGAAAAATTACGAGAATATTTTGATCAAACTTCTCGTCAAGCTTCTTTGGAACGCAGAGCAGCTGAAGCAGGATTTAGAAAAAATGAATTAGCCGAAGTGCCATTTACCATTTATATAGGATAATATGTGTGCAATGTTTGGAGGCTTACGAGATGTAAGCTTAATTAGAAAGATGAATCGTGAGCTGTTAGGTAATATAATTACTCAACAAGCTGCTTTCTATAAATACAAATTGCAGGAAACTAAAGTAAATTTATATGGTGAGGCCGCAGGAGTAAAATATTACGATGGTCCATTTCTATTTAACTGTTTGATAACTAGAGTAGACCAGCAATACCCAGTAAGTGATATGGGTATAGAATATCAACAAGGTATGTCATTTGCCTTCTTTAGAGATGATTTAGTAGATGCTAACGTAGTACCTGAAGTAGGAGATATCATATTATATCAAGATAGTTACCATGGAGTACAATCTACAATAATTAACCAATACTTTGTAGGTAAAAACCCAGATTATCCAAATAATCAAAACCCATTAAATCCAGGATTAGAAGAATTTGGTTCAAGTATATCTATAATATGCGATACTTTCTATATTCCAGCAGATAAAGTTGCAATTTCTCCATATAAAGAACGTATGTAATGGCTCGACCAAGAAAACCTGTACCCAAATCGCAACGAGAGATTAGCGAAAATCTCCAAAAAGCAACCGATCCGGTTAGAGGTAATCCTAATGCTAAAGTAAATCCAAACGAAAGTGAAACGGGTATAGAGTTTAATCGTTCTACTAAGTTAAGTTTTAAAGACGATACTACAAAGCCATTAGCCATTGGTATACAGGATTTAGATGAGGCAGTATTCTACTATTTTAAAAATGTAATAAAACCATTTGTATATCAAAATGGTGAAAGAATTGAAGTGCCTGTTATATATGGATCTCCTGAAAGCTGGAAATCATTCCAAAAAGATGGATACTATAGAGATAAAAACGGGGCAATAATGCTCCCACTAATAGCAGTAAAACGAGATACAATATCTAAAGATAGGTCGGTAGCAAATAAATTAGATTCAAACCAACCTAATCTATACGCTACATTCCAAAAAGCATTTAACCCTAAAAACTTTTATAGCAATTTTGCTGCTTTAAATAATAGAATTCCGGTTAAAACATTTCAAGTTGTAACTGTTCCAGATTATGTTACTCTAGAATATAGCTGTATTGTACAAACATATTACATGGAACAATTAAATAAAATAATTGAAGCCATTGAATATGCCTCTGATGCTTATTGGGGTGATCCTGAACGCTTTAAGTTTAGAGCATTTATAGACCAATTCACTACAGCTACAGAATTAACAGCAGGTCAAGATAGACTAGTAAAAGGAACATTTACTATCCGATTACGTGGCTATATTATACCTGATACATTACAAAAGGATTTGAATTCTATTAAGAAGGTAAACTCCAAATCCAAAATTATCATACAAGTAGAAACAGTAACCAACTCTGATATATTTGATCCTAACATCAGAAAACTAAGTGACGGTAGAACTAGAAAAGATAGAGATACTGAAGGAAGAATTAACAGTGTTGGAGACGTAATACCAGGAAGAGAAGTACAATCACCCGATCCAGGATCAGAATTAAGATCATAAGATGTCAGATATTAGATTTATAGATTCGTTAAATGTAGGAGCATACACAGTTGAGGGGAGTGGCATTGAAGTTGTAAACAATGTTGATAATTATGTAATTACTGCTACTGGTTATCCTGGCATTGTACATGGCGAATCTCAATTACAGTTTGATGGCTTAAATTTGGCTGTTGGCGGTGCTCCTACCGGAACAGCTCGTTTAGAGGTATACCACACGGGAAGTGTTGATAACCTAATGTTAATACGAAATACAAGCACAAATACCGGTATAAAGGTAGATAATACGGGTAGATTTCAATTACTAGAATTTGCTTCTTTACCTTCACCCATTGAGGGGGGAATTGTGTATGCGAGTAATGAATTTTATGTAGGAATATAAAAACAATCATATTTATAACTAAACAATACTGTAAGATATAATGGCAACCTGGAAGAAAATAATTGTTAGTGGCTCAAACGCGCACCTAGCTCAAATTACCTCCTCTGTTTTAACAGACGGTAATCTAATAATGGCGGGGGTAGGTGGTGCCCTAAAAAATAGTGGTATTTCCTTTAGTGGAAGCACTTTCAATATCGGGTCTAGTTCCATTATCTCTACAGGTACTGGCTCAATATTAACAGGTTCATTTAGTGGTTCATTTTCTGGTACTGTTACAGGTTTACAAAACCTAACACAAGGATCAGGTATTACTCCATTTACTTATAATGGTACAGGTGCAACTACTGTTGCTGTTTCTGGTGCTTCTGCTTTAAATAGCAATGCAGTAACAAAATGGAACGGTGCAGCATTTGTTAACTCTTCCTTAACAGATAATGGTACAGTAGTATCAGGTGCTTCTTCCATTCAATTATCAGGTGCTAGTTCAATATTAAGTGGTTCATTTAGCGGTTCATTCCAAGGTGATGGTTCACAATTAACAGGAATTGCTACTACTTTAGATGTATCTGGTTCAAATGGAACAGGTATTTCAATTGATCTTAAAACACAAGATCTTACAATTGGTGGTACTTCAAACGAAATTGAAACTTCTGCTGCTGGTACTACAATAACAATTGGTTTACCAAACGATGTAACCATTACTCAAGATTTAACAGTTAACAGAAATTTAACAGTATTTGGTACTGCTTCTTTTCAACATACCGAAGATCTTGACATAGCAGATAGATTTATCCGTTTAGCTTCTGGCTCAAATGCAGCAGGAGACGGTGGTATTGCAATACAACAAACCAATGCTTTAAATGCCGAAGTATTTGGATTTGATTCGGGTGCTACACGTTGGGGAGTAAGTAGTTCATTTGATGCTTCTCAAAATGCATTTGTTCCTGATGCTTACATGGCTTTAACTTTAGAAGGAGCAGGTACAGATCCAACCGTAGTAGCAGCTAGATACCAAGTAAAAGGTAACATTTTTATAGGTTCAGATGAAGGTATTTGGATCTATTCTTAATATATTAAAAAATTGGTTTATGTCATTTACAGCGTCAAACATTATAGTAGGGGGAACCAAAGTTGAAGTGGAAACCCCCACTCCTTCCCCCACTAACGATTCTACAACTTTAGAGCTAACAGACAAGGAACTTGAGCTGTTACTACTAACCATTAAAAATGGTTTGTTTAGAGGAGAATACGTTGAAACAGTATACAATCTAACTTTAAAGCTACAAAAACAGCTAGTAGATTTGAAATACAAAAACAACAAATTATAACTAGAAGCAGAGTATCCAATATTTATGACTATATTATAGGCCCGTAAGGGAAGTGGACAGCACACATTTGTTGTAACCAACCGTAATAAACAGATATAAATGCCTAGTTGGAAAAAAGTTATAGTATCGGGCTCCGATGCTTTTTTAAACGCTCTTACAGTAACCAATGGAATCACAGGTTCGTTACACGGAACCGCTAGTTGGGCTCGAAATGCAACTACTGCTTCCTATGTACTAAACGCAGTAAGCTCATCATTTGCTTCAACTGCATCATATATTAATCCGTTAAATCAACTAGTTATAATAACAGGCTCTCTTATTCAAGGATTAGAGGGAAATATAGCGACAGGAGAATACTCACATGCTGAAGGAAGTATTACTCAAGCAACAGGAGACTACTCGCATGCTGAAGGAGATTATACCCAAGCAAAAGGAAATTATTCACATGCTGAAGGTCAAGAAACAATAGCATCAGGCTCATATTCACATGCCGAAGGTTATCAAACAATAGCATTAGCCAATCATCAACACGTACAGGGCCAATTTAACACTGTATCATCTGTACCCGCAGCTTTTATTGTGGGTAATGGAACTGATGATGGTAATAGATCAAACTTAATATACGCTCATGATTCTACAGTTGAAATAACAGGATCACTAATAGTACCTTCAATAACTGGATCACTTTTTGGAACCGCTAGTTGGGCTCAAAATTCAATCACTGCTTCTTATGTATTAAATGCAGTTAGTGCTTCATTTGCTACTACTGCTTCTTACGCTC